ATTTTTGCGGTCAGCTTGTTCTTCCTCAAAATATTGCATAAACCAGTCGTAAGATACATCTGTTTCATATTTCAAAAACTGTCTAAATATATCCTCACGACTATCTTTATCAAAGAGTATGTCCGTAAGTCGTTTGGGTGCTTTATAAACTTCGTCGATGCCTAGTATGCGATGTATCTCATCGATCTTAATCATGTTACCCTCCGTTGTGCGTAAGTTCCGCTATCCGCTTAGTCTGTCTAGCTCTATCCTCGCTAGCACGTTTAAGCTGCTTTTGTGTCCGTACAAGCTGAGTGCGTAGTCCTGTGATTTGCGCTTCGTAGTTGTTTTGTAAGGCTATACTTATCATCAGTAACATAAGAACTGCTGTCATTAAGACGGCAATTACATTAGACTGCATATACAATCTATCATCTTTCCGCTCTATCTCTTCTAGCAGCGGTTTTATTAGTTCTTCAATCATTCGTCTACCTCAGCCAAAATATAAGTGCTATCTTTTTCGCAAGGAGAATTTTTAATTACTTGATAACCAACAACTGTGACTTTTGCGTACTTGTTTTTTTCGATAAAATCGTTTAGGTGGTCTGTTGCACTTTTCCATTCGTCCTTAAATTCAATATATTTTCTCATTCTTCCACCTTTTCTAGTAAAACTTGGTTTTGATATATGTTCCCGACGACTTCGCAGTCATCGTTTCTCAACCACAATTCGGATCCGCGTCGTCTGTTATCAATGCGCCAAGAACCACCTCTGAATTGATTCACTTTAAAAAATTCCAAATCACTAGTAATTGTATATTGTAATTTCACGACGTCTCCCTCAAAAATCTTAACGCCGTTTTTATCTTTTAGACCTGTTGATTGCATGAGGACATAATCGTCAAGGTTATCCTCTATAAAATGGATTGTCTCCATATGCCCTAGACGAAACTCATCATCAGCTAAGCTGCATCTATATATTTTGCGCTCAATTGCTTTAAAGCCATCAACACCATACATTTTTTGGATCTTTTTGTTAAACGCTCTAAAATTTGGTATCATCCTTAACCTCCAACCAAACCGCTAACATCATGCAATAATTAGCCATGTCGTTTAACGTGTCTGATATGCTCTCTGAGACGTTTTGTTTGTTTTTGATAAGATTACACACCCTGTTGTATTTATCGCCGATTCTGACCACTCCTGCAACGATTCCAAGGTCATCAAGCGACTTTTCAAAAGAGCTGCCGTAATCTGCATTTTTATCTAAAAATGTTTGATAGTTTTTATCAAATGCTACTTGCATTGATTCTGGATTAATTTTATCTGTCATCACTCCACCTCTCTCAAATAATTTACTATCGTTTTACACACGCTCTCATTTGGCAATATTCTGCGTTCTAAGAGCGCTTTTAATTGCCAATTATAAATACCTATCCTATCTGCTAAAACGTCATCAGACGTCTTTATTTTGCATCTGTGAGCTATTAACAACTCTGATATATCATAAGGCAACAGATTATCGTAAGATCTAGGTGTATATTTAATATCGTTATGCCACTGTCTGTGTCTTTTCATAGACCCATTCTCCGAGCTCTTTCTAGTGCGTCCATGCGTTTGATTTTTTTAACGAGCTTAACGTCACCGTAGTTTTTAAACATCCACTTTTCGTAAATCTTGTCATCCTCATCTGTCTTTTTTTGTTTAAGACGGTAAGACTGCTTGATTAACATTATCATTTCCTCTGTCGTGTAGATTTGCTGAAACCACTCCAATACATCAGGTGGCGGCAATCTGTTTAGTTTTTTATAGTATTTGACAGATCTATAGACTCTGTCAGCTTCTTCTTTGTCTGCGATGGTAATGTTATCGTCTAAAAACGCTTTGATTGACGGCTCCATTTGTTTGTAAAAATCATCTACTAGTGTCATTGACTATTTTTAAGGCATCTTCCACTGACCGAGCCACTCCTACAAGCGCTCCTCTAGATGCCATGACCTCCATAAATTTTTTCTGTTCTGGTCTTATCCGACCTGTTTCATTTTTAACTTCGATAAAAAATATTTGTCCGTTTGGTTTAAATCCAAACAAATCACAAAACCCCTTTGGTAAACCTGTATCAAAAAATCTACCATCTGCTGTTTTCACCTTTCCGACATTTGCTCGAAATACCATATGCCCCGCTTGTGATAATTCCATTCGGATAAGGTTTTGGATATCATGTTCTGATAGTGACGTAGCTGACTTTTCGTTTCGCTGATTCAATCGTTAATTCAAACTCCTCTCTTGTAAATACGTCTCTGCCTTTAACCGTCCCAATAATTGATGTTAAATCATCAATATCGATACCATTTTCAAACGCCCAACACGCTCCTTTAAACAAATCATTATTCCTGTTATATGATGTTCCAGTTGCTACACGTTCATAAGCCTCTCGGCCTTCGTGACTTCCGTTTGATGTATATGTGACAGAACCTCCAAAATAGGTTGTTATACCTTCTTGTTTTGGTTTAAATGCTTCCTCTTCAAATTTTCCATCATAATAAGGTAATGTTTTAACTGCTTGTAAAACTTCACGTCCGTCAGATGGGAATATTTTGACAAAATTATTATCATTCGCTTTTATGTCAACACCAGGCATTACTCCTATTTTTTGCGTGTAATTAATACCATCGCGTTTTTTAAAGAGTATGTGCATACCACCACTTGCAGTTAATTCTGCGAATGTATTTTTAAAATTACTGATTAATTCGTTTTTATACTCATGCCTAATAATTGACGAATAACCATCTAGTCCATTGTCATACTTATCAGTCGATAATACAGATAATAAATCAATCCCCATCTTTTTTATCATTATGTATAACTCTTTAGCTAACTTCTCGTCCATGTCATGAGTATCAATATCAATACACCAAATGCCACGCATTAATAAAGCATAATCACAATTAAACCAGTTTGTATTTTTGATCACTTCTTCCGTTATTTGGATATCTTTAAACTTAATCATTGGCGTTCCAGTATCTTTTCTAAGCGGTATAACTTGATATCCTTTTTTTAAGAATGAAAGTGCTGTTGTGTGGTACATAAGGTAACGCACCCCCTTTTTTACTACGTAACCTCTAAAACGTTGATATAGATAGCGTTAGAGAAGGATGGTTACGCAGTAACGCAAAATCACCCTACCCTACCCCTATATATAAATAAATAATTAATAAATCATTAATTAGACTTATTGTTTGTTACTGCGTAACCTTTCTTAAATAAATGCTGAAATCGATTGGTACTAAAGAGATTGAGTAGGTTACGCAACATGGAAAATTCTGCGTAACTTTGCGTGACCATGCGTTACCTTTTTAAATGATATATTTATCAAAACGTGTTTTATTTTCGATTTCATACCCTCTGACTGTTTTCCCGTTAACTTTCTTCGACCTGCTACGTACACCAATTTCAGATATGGCTTTACTTAATGCATGATTGCTTTTTCCGTAAACTTGTAATGATAAGTCAATAACTTCTTTGTTATCAGTTCGCTGTACAAAATCAACTTCTTGTAATGCATTTATTAAAGCAACTTGAAATTCGTCTAAATCGATATCATTAAATACTTCAACATCTTTCCATTGATACCATTTACCAATTTTTTGGAAACGCTCGAGTGAATTTAGCAGAAAACCGATACAACCATCGATTTTTGGATTTTTATCACGATCAGTAAATGCTAGCCAATATTTCCTGAATATGCTCTCTCTTTCATAATCAGTTTCAGTTTTTGGTCTATCTTTAAACTGAATTAAAACCTTTCGTCCATTCATTTCATCCGACAGCGCAACAGTACGGTTGGTGTCAATACACAGAACACTCGTTAAATTAACCATTGACTGATTTTGCCCAATTGCTCGTGCAACGTGTGTTTTCTCTGTTGCAATAATTTTAAGTACACGCTCCATTGCATTGCCTTGAATATCTCCCTGTTCCGTCGCTAGAGCCATTTCTCCACCCGAGAACATCGCCCACGCCTGTAACGCTTCAAATCCATTACTTTTTAATGTATCTAGCTCAACATCAATCTTATTGAATAGACCAGATAAAGCTATATGCCTTAACCCTTTACCAGTCCTTACTCCAGATTTTGAGATGAAGAAGTTGGTTTTAGGTCTAACACCACACACTACTTGGGCGATAAAATAAGATTGTAGTATTGCATTGTTTAACGAATTGCTATCTGCAATAACGTATTCAAGATATTCTTCTGCAATAGACTTACTGTTTATTGCTGTTTTGTAGTCTACTTCGTAATACTTAAAATAAGATACGTTTTGCAAAGGCGGTTGGTTAATGATTTCAGAATTTTCAAGGTCGATTATGAAATCCTTGCAAGCAATCTGATATGGTTCAATATAATTGATTGGTTGGATGTTTAATGTTTTGTGGATACCTTGTAGTATCTCTAAAATGTGACCAGAGTCTTTGAAACCATACTTAGTCTGAAGTGTAAAATCATCAATCAATTTAAATTGCTTATATCGAATGTCATAAAGTTTATTCTCAAAAAACGTGTAAGCACCTAGAATGTAGTCGATAACTAGTTTTGCAAATGGTGGAAAATTATTTTCAACGGAGTATGTGAGATATTCATTGCCTTGTTTATCAGTCTTTAGAATTGTATCTCCAAATAAAAAGCGATAAGTTTTTCGTCCATCTGACACAAAATACATGACATCTTCATCTTTAACCATTTCTGAATAAAACAGTTTGTGGATATACCCATTGTGATCAATTGGGACAATTTTAAATAAGTGTTTTCGTAATTCAGCTTTAAGCACTGACTCGCCGAAGATTGGGTCTCCCCAATCGGTTTCGGTTGTCAATTTTGATAAAGCTTCAATAAATTCATTTGATGTCATTTATCCCCCAGTCTAAATTAGAACGGTAGATCGTCTTCTTCAATCTCCGCTTGTGTAAATCCAGTTGCTTTTTCTTTCCATACGTGGTAGCTGTTAGGCACATCGCTTTGATTTGCGTAACGAACTTTCGGGTATTTATTTCCGTTATATTCGTCAAGTTTAACGGTTACTTTTGCAGTGCGTCCTTTGAAGTCGTTTAAAAACGCTTCAAAACTATCGTAGTGTTGCCCCTCTTTGATACCAAGTGCTTTTGCTTTACCCATTAAGATGCCGATATGATACTTCCCAGTTTGTGAGTTGGGATATTGCTCATCCCATAAGTGGTAGTTTTGCATTTCTTGCTTGATATCGTTTCGAACAACATAGTCAATAACAACACGTTTTTTGCCGTTACGTTCATTTACTGCTTCATATGCATCATAGACAATCATTTCGTATGGTTGTTCTTTGAATTTTGCGTGTTCTTTAACTTCTGAAAAATCTGTTGTAAATCCTGCCATGTTTTTATCCTCTTAATTTCTTTTTTAGCCAATTGTAGGCGCTATATATTTCTTTTTCTGACTTGCCTGTTACTTCGGCAAGTTCATTAACGTTTGTTTCTACCCAATCAGTTTTTAAGTAGAAATAGATAAGTTTATATAATGGTTTTCCTTTACCAGCGTCTTTGACTCTAGCTTGGGCAATTTCCCAGTTTGTTTTTAAATCTTTACCAAACTTCTTATTAGCAAGTTGTTTGATTCTAAACCGCTCACGTTTTATGAGTTCAAGTTCTGCCTCTATGCGTTCTTTCTCTTGTTTTTCTTTCAATCCAAAATCATGATTGCATAATTCACAGAGCTGTTGACTAAGTGGCCACAAAGCCGAACACACAGGACATTCTTTTGCGTGTACCGTGTTAGTTTTATTCGACTCCTTCTTCCACCCTCCTCGGAAATAATTCTCCCAATGATGCGGTGTGTCAGGTAAGCCGTGAATATTCCAGTTTCCTACGTGATCTAAAATGATGGCTTTTTTATTAGGTTGATATCTCATCGACCGCATAGATTGTTGCAAAAATAATACTAATGATTTTGTAGGTCTACAAAGAATAGTTACTGTACAATCTGGGACATCGAAACCTTCTGATATCAAATCAACGTTACAGATAACTTGTATCTTACCGTCACGGAAATCTTTCATGATTTTATCCCGTTTGGCTTTAGGCGTTTTTGCATCTGCGTGTATTGCATTAATTCCCATAGATTGGAATTCTTTAGCAAATGCCTGCGATGCTTCTACCGAGTGAGCGTATAAAATAGCTTTCTGACCGTTCGCTTTTTTTATATATTCTTGAACTACATCACCAAAAATCTTTTTACCAAATGATTCGTCAATCGATTTATTGGAGTAATCTCCGTTTTGTACTTTTAATTTCGCAGTATCAATTGATAGAACACTGTAATAATCATATGGTGCAAGTTTATTATTATTGATAAGCCACTCGACCGTTTTACCAAGAACCATAACATCGTAAGTGTCTGTAAAACCGTCGCCTGATAGACGCCAAGGTGTGGCAGTAAAACCAATCCTCGGCACGTCTGAAAAGTATTCATAGATTATTTGGTAGGTACTAGCTTTCCCATGATGACCCTCATCTGTGATAATTAAGGTTGGTTTTGTTAATTTATCCAAGCGGTTTTTAGCTTTACCAACTGTCATTAAATCCACTTTATTCATGTCAATTCCATGAAATTTAAAACTATTAGTGATTTGGTCAATTAATTCTTTGCGATGGACCAAGAATAAAACGTGTCCGTTTTTTTGAGTCGCTGACTTAGCAATATCAGAAATGACTACTGACTTACCACTTCCAGGTGGACTAACAATCATCACATTATGCTTTAAAATATGTCTTCTTGCCTCATTTATAAGTTCTGTTTGATATTCGTGTAAATGGTATACCGTTACGCATCACTCCCTTCGAAATTAAACAACTCTTCCGCCTTACAAACGGTCCTATTATCAAGCCTATTTTTTGCATATAGTCCGTCGCTGCCCTGCAACAAAATTCCATGCCCGCCCGTTTTTGGATTTACTTGAATACGTCCGACAACATCGGTTAAACCTAGCGTTTGGCTTAGGACTTGTTTGCGGATATCTGGGACGTATTGCGTGATAATTTGTCCGCTCTCAAGCGTTAAATCTTGCGTTGATTCCCAAGCAGTCACAAAAATATTAATAGGTTGGCTGTAAATGGTAGTCAATACTCGTAAATAGTAATTGGTCCACATGTTGTATTGTTGCAATTCGTTTGTGATTCCATTTTTGGATTTACGACCTTGTTCGATAAACCAGTCTGATTGCCAACTTGTTATATTATCAATGACTAAATTGTCATATTCTTTGATAAGTTCTGGTAGTTCTGTCAAGAATTCGGTCATAAAGTCGCTAGGGTGCGTCCTGTCAAATTGGATAATATCAATGTTTTCGTTTCCGGCAATCGTTTTAGACGAATGGTCCATGTCTAAAATCAGTGTCTTGCCTTTTAAATAATTAGTTAAGTAAGTTTTCCCGTTTCCGGGTTTACCATAGATTAATATGCGCCAATTATGGGTTTTTGTAATTTCTGTCGCTTTAGTAATCTTCAATGTCTAATCCCTCCAAAAAGTTCGGTAAATTTATCATCGTAATCAATCATTTTTCTAATATCTTCTTCTTTCCCAATTATTAATTCTTTAAAAATAGGAGTATCAAAAATGTCTTCGTATTTTTTTAAAACACCATCAATTGCCTTGTACATATCGGCTTTAAATTCTTCTTTGAGTGGTGATTCTTTTAACATTAATCTTGTATCAAACATGCCACCGCGTCGATCTTCAAACTCAAATTCAACAGATGGTTTACCTTTTTTGTTTACATAAATTCTCATTTTCTATCCAAGTCCATTTCTATCGCTTCGAGTGTGCTATTAATATCTGTAAGGGACCATCCTTGGTAAATAGCTAAAGATATCTTATGTAC